AGAACGACGCCCCGCGATTTTTCAACAATGCCGGCGTTATGAAAACGGGTATCGAGTGTATGTATCAGTTGACCGGATATTTGCCCCAAGCAACGCCCCATCTTCAATTCCTTTTCCCGAAGTTGTATGGCGTAAATTTGCCCTCTTATGAAGATCTTGAAAAGAAGATTGAAAAGAATCGGGAGAAATACGGACTTTTGTACAACTTATCAGGCGTTGACTTTGAAGTCTTTAATAACGCCCGCGGTAAGAATTACGACGAATGGGGCCGTATTGTTCCGGAGCCGAATTTCTTTAGTACTGGAGAGGTGAAGGTTAATTCCGACTATACACAAACAACAACAGAAAGTATTGATTAAATAGATTTCTTATTCGCTTAGCAAGTTCTAAATTGTAGTCGTAGGGGGTGGGGACGCCTAAAGGGTTCAAAGCTCAAGCAGCGCCCCCACCTTTTTATTAACTACAGTAGCGCAAAATAATTCTTACCAATATGAGCGACTTAATTAAACGAATGAAGGGATTCTTAGACCGAAGCTTTAAGCCCGAAACAAGAGAGCAGCAAGGACGCCACCGGAGCCTTTTTGACGCCCCCGCGCCCTCTCTTGCTTTGCGACCTACAGCCCCGCCGCTTAGCGTCGCCGCGGTTTATAGATGCGTTGAGATTCTAAGCGGCAGCGTTTCAAGTTTGCCCCTGGAATTCCTAAGAATGAAAAACGGGATTTTCGTTCCTTACGAAGATAGCCGGTTACACTACCTTTTGACCGTACAGCCCAACGATTGGTGTAATGCCGTTGACTTTTGGTCCCAAGTGGTACGTAACTTATTGCTTGAAGGGAACGCCTATATAATCCCGTTCTATGATATGACGCCGCCTTTTGAATATTCCCGCTTAGTGCTTTGCAACCCCGGCACCGTTTCGCACGACACGTTAGCAGATACGTACATGGTTGCGGACGCTATTAGCGGCGTTCAGGGGCTTTATTCTGAACGGGATATAATTCATATTAAGAACTATAGCCGCGACGGGAAAACGGGCCTTTCTACGCTAGCTTTTGCCCGTACAGCGATAACTATTGCAGCCGTTGGAGATAGTGAAGCCTACGACCGATTTAAGAACGGTGGAAACGTTAGAGGAATTGTAGGAAACGACACAAGCGTAAGAGGTTTTGGTGAGTATCAGGATAAAGAATTGGAACGGGCCGCCGCTGATATTGACGACCGCTTTCGTAGTGGTGAACGTATTATAGCCATACCGGGACAAGCGACCTTTAAGCCGTTAAGCCTTTCAAGCGTTGACCTTCAATTCCTGGAAAGCCGGAAGTTCACGATTCGGGAAATTTGCCGATTCTTTAACGTTCCGCCTTCAATGGCTTTTGATGATTCGGCCACCAACTACAAAAGCGCAGAGTTGGAAAATACCGCCTTTCTGTGTAATAGCCTGGAGCCTATTTTGAAGCGGATTGAATCAGAGTTACAACGCAAGTTGATTCCCGCGGCACTTTGCGACCGCCGAAAAATAATCTTTGACCGCCGAGCCTTGATGGCCGCCGACCTGGAGAGTAAAGCCAATTATCAGGCGCAGACTATTGCGGCCGGAATCTATACGGTTAACGAGTGGCGCAGGGAGGAGAATAAAGCACCCGTCAAAGGCGGTGATACACCTTTAGTATCAGCCAACTTAAAGCCCCTTTCGGAACTTAGCGGTACCGCCGCCGGCGCCGATGGCGAAGAGTAACAGAAGAGTTATACCGCCGCGATCTAAGCGCCCATCAGCCCCGCGACGTTTCGCCCGGTATGCTATACAACGTACATTTATATGATTAACCCATTAAATATTAACAGCTATGATTGAGAATGAAGAGTTGATTTACCGCGACTTTCGTAAGATGGGTAACGACCCGTTATTCCTTAGACGGAAGCACGAGCGCGCCAATAAGCAGGCGCAGCAGGAAGAAGAGGAGTTGGAACGGATTGAAGCGCAACGGGCTAAGGTTTATAAGCAGGTTGACGAGATGCGAGCCAAAGCAAGTAAAAAGATTTTTGACTAAGTATGAAGTATCTAAGATATAAAGGTGAATTTGTTAGCCAAGCCGGCACTATTTGGAGGGTGGAACTGCTGCAAGAGGCAGACGCCGCCTTTAATGCCGTAGGAGCGCTGACCTTCGACGCCGACACCCCCGTAGAAATCGAATACGAGCGCAAGGATAAAGAAGAGGTAATTTGCGGAAGCACCGCCACGATAAAGCTTATTAGCCCCGGAGATAGAACCTATCAAGATTTGTACAGCATTGAAGTAGGTTTTATCCGAATGGACCTTTATAAAGATGGCGCTTTATACTGGAGCGGGTGCCTGGATCCTGAATTTTACGAAGAACCCTACGAGCAGGAGAAGGGGTATACTGTAGCCCTTACTTTTAGCGACTTTGGTATATTAAGCCGCCTAAAGTATACGTTAACCGGTATGCAGGATCTTTTGTCTATAGTAAGCTATGCACTACGGCAGAGCGGTATTAACTACGGTGGAATTAACACCGACTACATTACTACGACCTTCACCGATGGTAGTATTATTACCGGTGGTGCTTTGTCTATACGTAGCGATAATTTTATAGATGAGGAAGGCGAAGCCTCAAACCTGGAAGAGGTGGTAGAAGGTATCTTACAGCCCTTAGCCGCTAAGATGGTGCAGCGCGCCGGAATAGTCTATATTTACGACCTCAACGGGCTTTATACGAAGGCCCCATCTACAGAAATAGCCTGGGACGGAGATAGCCAAACAATGGGAGTTGACAAAGTGGCCAACAATATAACGGTATCTTTTAGCCCCTATAGCAGTAGTACACTACTTGATGGAGAAATAGAGTACGGCGCCGGTTATGGCGTAGAGTACACCAACCTTAATAACGCCTGGATGACGATTACCGACAAGGGCGAAGCTATAGGCCGGTGTTTGAGTTACTATCCCGACTACAACGCCGACTATAAAGCCGATGGCGTTAAATTCGATAGAAACTTAGTTGACTTTAGTATCTTCACACCCGTAAGTGAAACCCCCGGTAAGTCTACGGGCTTGGCAAGTATTGGAAAGAATATCTACTTTCATATTTTGCCCATGACTGGAGGTGTTACAGAGTGTAGCGGTGTAGCCTATGCGTTTCGAACCGGGGGCCATGGTGCCCTTAGTACGGGCTGGCCGAAATGGGCCACGGGAAACACGAAGATTCCACGCCCGACCACGAATGAAGTATTAACGTCGAAGCGCGTTTTTTTGCCCTACATTGATTCTTTGTCCGCCGCTAAGTACAAAGTAAGGGTAATGGAGGAAATTTGCGTAGATGCGCGTTATAACCCATTTAGTGGCAGCACCGAAGATAACGACGAAGGCAACGACAACAAAGTAAAGGTTTGGTCCGGATACGTCTTTATTCCCGTCGCCATTACGCTATATGATAAAGAGGGCAATGCCCTTTACCACTATTGTAATAGATCTATTGCCACGGACGCCGCCAATTGTCGCAGCGTATCAACGGCCGGAACCTGGATAGCCGGTCCGGATCCTGGCGGGGATTGCTGGTTAGAGTATTACAGCACGGACGACCAAAAGGAAGATGCAGGAATAAGAGGTTGGAGCGGGAACCGCCATTGTATAGGCCGCCCGGATGGAGCGGGAGGAAGAGCAAAAAACAATCTTTTCCCGAGTTTTAAACTAATTGACGACGGCGAATATATGCCCTATCCACCGGCAGCCGGTTACTTGGAAGTTCAGGTAAGAGAAGGTTTCTACGGGTACGACTACGGTAATAGTTGCGGGTTTGGCAGCACCGATAGCCATTGGGACAAGAAAGGAATTTACGACCTTTTAAGATGGTGTTTGTATAAAGCCCCGGTGGTAGATGTAGTTAATTATAATTTAGTCTTTGACGAAGCCGAATTAGAGGATATAGATTATCAAGGCTATATTAACGAAGCGGCCAAAGATGAAATTAGTATTGATACCATTTGTGGCACCGCCTCAGCCGTCTGCCCCACTGCTAAGGGCATCTTCTGCCGAACTGACACAGGGCAGCAGATATTACAGCTGACACGGGCAGGGCGGACGGAACACCCGGAGCAG